AGGCGATTAAGTCTAAACTAATGCACTTCATTACTAGTGATGAGATATACGCTACGGTTGAAAGAGCTTAGAAGTCTTACTGGCGCCCTTCGGGGCTAGGTGTTCTCGGAACACACTGCATAGACTTTGCCCTATCGTATGGTGGGGGGTTAAAACTGGAAACGGTTTGGTAATCTATAAATGCAATAAAGATACGGAGATATAAATGACCCACCCCCCTAAAACTGAGAGTAATTGATTTGCACTACCCTAAATATAATTTATATGAGTATTATTTCAACTCCTTGCATCAAGGTATGCAAACTGAATAGTCGTGGTAAATGTGAAGGTTGCAACAGAACTTTTAATCAGATACAGAACTGGCTATCATATTCCGAAACAAAGAGAAAAAGAATAATGGAGAAGTTAAATGGATAACGACCCATACTTACAGTTAATGAATGAAATGAAAAGTATTCGTAAAGAAATGAAAGAACTCAATGATAAGTTAGATAGTCATATCTCATTCATAGAGGGAATATATCGTGGTTTACGCCACCCAATAGATAAAGTAAAGGATTGGTTCAAATGATTAGTGATAGAACAAAACAGTTAGTAGATAAATTTATACAAGAGGGAGTTAACTCACCAGTAAGAGGGTGGAGTATGTCAGAGGTATTAGAAAAGGTTAGAAAAGTAAAAGGTAGTGTACCACAAGCTCGTGAGTATATACTGGATAGTTATGACCGTAAGCATCATAATATGCTTAATGAATGAGAAGAGATGAGATAAATATGAAGTTATTGATAATCATTATAATAGTAACCCTAACATCTTTTTGTTCTATGAGGGAACAAGGAGAGGTTATATTACAAGAAAGAGAAAAGAATTTAGAATGGATTCCGACCCTATTGAGATAATCATCAATATGATCTGTGTATCTATTATATCAATTCTTTTTCTATTAACTTAAAGAAAGGAGAAAACTATGAGAGTATTATTAGTTGCATTACTACTGAGTGTCGGTGCGTGTGCAGATAAAGGGTATGAAGTATTACCAAATCACAACCATATTAAGTGTACTGGTAAATGTGATGTTAGATTAAAGTAGGTCTGAAATCCCCTCCGAAAAAAAATCTTTAAAAAAAATCTTCGTGAGGGTTGACTTATTCTGAGAGGTATGTTATATTAATAATAAGAAAGAAAAGGTAAATATGGAACAACTTGAATTATTTGATATTAAAGACCTAGTTTTGGCTGGGTTAAGTTTTGAACAACCTAAACCAGGCAGTTTTGTTTGGTATGAAGAATGGTACGAGGATTATATTAATCCGAGAAGTGGTTACTGTTATGTTCAAAAACTGGATGTTGATTTTAATTTTGTGTGTTATGATGCAGAGAATGAAAGACATCTAGTGTTAAGACATCACGAGATTAAGAGAGTTGATGAGTTAAGAGAATGGACACCAAAAAAACAATAAACGATATAGAGTTCTGGGAGCATTATTGTCCTATTGAGCAAGATATTATGGGAACTGAAAAAGGTTGTCCTTGTAATTGGTGTGATAAAACTGAGGAAGATATATGAAATGGTTATTAGTATTAAGTGTTACTATCTTACATAATGATGGTGCATTTCCAGCCAAGACTTATGAAATGCGAGGTTATACAGACTTCGGACAATGTTCACAAGCTAAGGCAGATGTAGATTACATTTTTAAAAACAAACACGAAACAGTTGTAGTTCTTGCAGACTGTTTTACAGATGAGTCTTACGGTGAGTTTCTTAATCGTAAGCAAGAAGGTAAAGACAAAGGTAGAAAACTTTTGGAGATTAAATAATGTTCGGTGCGATTAAAGAAATAATGAAAGACACCTATATCTTTTTAAGAGATATGTGGTTTGCAATAGAGGACTTCTTTGAGTTCAAAGTATGGCCTCATAGATTAGAATGGCTGATTGCATTAACTGGATTACTTACTGCATTTAATATTATACTATTAATGCATATTGCATTTAATGTTGACTTAGGGTGTATTCAATGACAATTATATGGAAGATTAATTCAGAGAAGATTGCAAAACGACACGGAAGAAATACTTTTGACAAGTTGAGTAATGCAGAAGCAAAGAAAATAGGATATTGTTATTGTGTTCCCTACACAAATAAAGAAGCAATCAAAGAATATCGTAAAGGTTATGAAGAAGAACAAAGACAAAGACAAGAAGAGTTGATGAAAGGAGGTAGTAAATGATGAGACTTATATGTGGTATTCTCATAGGTTTTTATCTGGTCTACAAGTTCCCCATAGAAAAAGATGTGGAGAACGCAATGCGTGGTGCAGATGAAGTCTTTGGTGCGATAATGGATTCAGTAGATGACGGTATTGGACGACAAGATAATTCTCTTTCCGAGTGAGAAAGAATTTAAGATAGAGTTTCTGATTGATGAAGAAGTATCAATGAGAGGCTCTGATAAAAATATACAATGGACGATTGACCATAACTTTGGTACTGCAATCGTCATTGCAAGAACACGAGAACAAGCAAAGCAATATGTTTGCGATTGTATTGATGTGTTAGAATGGATAGAATAATGGATAGAGATAGAGTATGTGTATTACTTTTGGTTGTGATGTTTGCAACACTATATTTTATAGGTAGTTAATGGACGAAAAAATAAACGAAATATACCAAGAACTACAAAACCACTTTTCAAGTGAAGTTCCAAACCCATACAATTACCCTAAATGTTTCTGGTATTATTTAAAAGTTTACAAGTTTGATAGAGATGAAGGTAGAGTTAATAGATAAAATGGGTACGGACTTGTCTGTAGTAAATGCAGCTAGAGTTTCGTATGCAAAAATAAAAGAAGAATTTGAAAGAACAGATGAACGATTAATTCGTTATCTTGCAGAACATAAGCACTGGTCGCCCTTCGCACATACCTTTCTTTCTTTTCGCATAAAGGCGCCAGTGTTTGTGGCTAGACAGTTGGTTAAACACCAAGTGGGTTTAGTCTGGAATGAAGAAAGTCGTAGGTATATTTCTGATGACCCAGAAATTTATAATATTCGTAAGTGGAGAGAGAAACCAGAGAGTAGTAAGCAGGGAAGTGGAGAACAGATTCTAATATCCCAAGAACTCAATCTAGAAGTAAGTGAACATTTACAACAAGGTTTAAGTTTATACAATCGTTTACTACTAGAAAATGTTGCACCAGAACAAGCTCGTGCAGTATTGCCACAGAGTATGTATACTAATTGGATATGGTCTGGAACTCTTTACGCATTTGCGAGAGTATGTGAGTTGCGTTTAGATGCACATTCACAAAAAGAAACTCAAGAGATTGCACAACAATTAAATATTCATTGTCAAGATGCGTTTCCTATTAGTTGGAAATACTTGACAAAACAAAAGGATAAGGTATAATGAGTAGATGGTGGAAAGGATTCCTATTTGGTGTTCTGACAACAATAACTGTTTTAATATTATTAGTAAGATGAGATTAGAAAGTGATATATTAAGAGATGCAATCAATGATTGTGGCTCTATGATTCGTAAGTATCAAGATGACGAAACCAAAGCAGACATTCGTGGATTTTGGTGGGAACAAGTTATAAAACTTACGAAGAAAAGAAAGAATGTTCTCAAACAAGAACACAAAGACCGTAAAGAGGTACTAGACTATTTGACATAAATAAGAGTATGCAAGATTATTCTTATTTTATGGGCAAGGATGGTTTTACTTGGTTTGTAGGTTGCGTAGAAGATAGAAACGACCCAGAGAGACTAGGTAGAGTTCGTGTACGATGTCTAGGATATCACACAGAAGATAAAACCAAAATCCCAACAGAAGATTTACCGTGGGCGTCAGTAATGATGCCTGTCACTACTCCATCTATGAATGGGTTAGGGGAAACACCTTCGTTTCTTACGCCAGGTTCTTGGGTTATAGGTTTCTTTACTGATGCACAAACTATGCAAGAACCAGTTGTTATGGGAACACTGCCTGGTAGAAACGCAGTTGACAGAGATAAATCAAAAGGTTTCAATGACCCAACTAATGAATATGTTTCAGACTTCGGGCCTTATCCATTACGATTAAATGAACCAGATGTAAGCAGACTTGCAGTTCCTAGTTTAATTCACGGAAATAGAGAAACTAGAGATGGTGCATATACAAAAGATGTACCTATTGCACTTGCAAATGGATTAGGACTTACTGGTACATTATTTAGTGTAGGTAGCACTGCACTTGGATTAGGTGTTGGTGCATTTCAAAATGCAACGAGTGGTGGGTTCTTATCTAACTTTGATGTCTCAGATGCAACTGGTAGTAGTATTCTTGCAGATGGTATTCCCATATCAGATAGTGGTGGGACAATATTGGGTAATGCACAAAAAGCGGCTCAAACATCTGGTATGCACGCTATATTTGGTGCGACCAGTTCAAATCTTGCACAAGGTATTGGAGATTTTGCACAAGCTGGTGCGATAGGAAGAGTTGCACAAGGTTCTACATCTTTAGTTGATAAACTAGGAGCTGCATTTGAAAATTTAAGTTTTAAAGGTTTTGCAAATATTGTACCAAGAACATTTAGTTCTATTGATTCTGCATCAAAGATTGCTGTGACTGCACAAGCAGTCGGTAAACTTTCATCTGGTAATTTGACGCCTGGTGGTGTAGTAGCTGCACTTGCATCAACACCGATTGGTTCAGAGATTATTAATACAGTTGCAGAACCAGTTACAGACACTTTGACTGGTTTGATAAGTGAAGAAACAAGTGGATTTCTAACAGACAATTTTGGAACTATTGTAGATGTAGGAGCTGCAGCTTATCAACTTGCAGATGGTGATACATTGTTAGGTTTAACAACTGGTATTACTTCTACATTTAATGCCTTTAATGCAGACACTCATATTGATATAGGTGATTATAAAGTAAGTTTACCACAAGTAACAAATACACTTTCAGATGTTATCAAAACTGGTTTACTTGCACCAACAACAAGGTCTGGTTATATTCTTGCTGGTGCAAAATTATTAAGTGCAGTTGACCCACTTTCAACTGTTGGTAGTGTTGATGAAAGAATGTCAAGGTATCTTTATGATAGTATCACGGTAGATTCACAAGGTAATCTAACATCAGATGGTGCAATAAATTCAATAACTAATTTTGGTGTAGATGCATCAACAGCCCTTGCAAAAAGATATGGTGAAGACTATAAAATAGAATTACAAAAATACGGTGGTAGAATTCCAACAAGAGATGAGAATCCCCAATACCACGACACGATAGTAGATACATTTAGAAGTACGCAATCTGGAGGTAAAGTATTTAACTCAGCATCTGGTTGGAACTTTGTTAATAATAGTACCAACGATAGTGATTTAAATAGTTTGACAGATGAACTTGCAAATCTACTTCCAGATTTTGATGCAAGTAAGGGTGGTAATTTTAATTCTAGTGGTATGTCAATAACAGAAAACTGGTTGGATACTGTAAAATATTTACAAGATGCTGATGGTAATTTTGTCAATAGAAATGATGCAGTCACAGATGCTTTTGTAGAACAAAAAGCAAGACAAATGTCTGAAAATTTATTAATAGAAAATAGAGGTAAAGAAAAAGAATTAATTTTAAGAACAGCAGAAAAACTAGGTGTAGACATATCAATCAAACCAGACCCAGTTGCAAATGCAATTACAATAGAAACACAAACTGGTAGAAGAACAACCACAGGCCCTACAACCACAAGTGGTGGTTCTTGGAGTGAACCAAGAACAACTGATACTAATTTTACTGGTACAAGAGTGAGTGGTATCTCTACTGAAACTGGACAACCAAGAAATGAAAAGATGAGAGTTGACCCAGAGTATCCTTACAATCACGCAAGGGAAACAGAGTCTGGACACATTAAAGAGTATGATGATACGCCTGGTGCAGAAAGAATTATGGAATTCCATAGGACTGGAACATTCTATGAGGTAGATTCAGATGGTACAAAAATGACAAGAGTTGTAGGACATAATTATGAGGTTGTTGCTGGTAATGATTTTGTAAACATTAAAGGTGCTTGTAATTTAACGATTGACCAAAACTGTAATACCTACATTAAAGGAAACTGGAATATACAAGTAGACGGAAGTAAAACTGAAGTAATCAAAGGTTCACGAATGACAATGATTATGGGTGCAGATACATTAAACATAGCTGCAATGAGAAGTAAAGTTGTGGGTGCAGCTGAAAGTAATGCGATAGGTGGTGCTCAAACTGATACTGTTGGTGGTGCTCAAATAACTTCAGTAGGTGGTTATATATCACGAAAAGCTGGTGCAAAGATAGGTGATATGGCTGGTGGAGCATATACTGCAACTGCTGGTGGTTTCTATAAAGTAACTGCACCAAGAATTGACTTGAACTAGGAGAAATAAATGGCTAAAAAAATGAATACAATGTCAGTCTACGAACCTACTTTTAAAAGAACATCTATTGGTAGGGGTAAAATTAAAACTTCTACTATGAATAAACATAAAAGAAGTAGTTGGAAGAAGTATCGTGGACAAGGATAATGGTAACAATATCACCTTCATCAAGGTTTGCAAGTGTAGTTAGACAACAGAATGGTCATAGTCAAGTATTTTCAAGAACTGTAACTGCGACTCCAGGCCCAAACGAAGTAATAGTTTCTACATCTTTATCTTTAGATAGAGAGTTTCATAATTTTTATTTAGAACCAGCAACCACTAACTCAATAGATAATATTATTACAGAAGATGATGATAACATTGTTTTTAATAGAACTAATTTATCTGGTGCAGATGCTGGAGATAAATTACAATTAGAAGCTGCAATAGTTGATGCAAATGTATTACTAGAAGAAGGAACTCCAGTTAGTGATGAAGATGAGGTACGAGCAGACACAGATGTAATTTTATTAGAAGATACACTTGCAGATAGTGAACCAGATATTTCAATTTCAAATGGTACTAGAAGTGCAACAACATCTGGATTTTATAGTCGTAGGTTTACTGATATTGGTCAGTTTGTTATTAAAGGAGAAAGTGATTTATTTTCTGGGAGTTTTGATTTTACTGGTATAGATAAGATGCCTTTAAATCATAATGATGAGTCTTTAGGAAAAAAATATACATTGTATAGTATGAATCCAGATTTTACTGACCAATACAGATTTACATATAGTGTTACAGTATTGTATTATGAAGAACTAGAAATATCGGAAACTGACCCCATAACTTCAACCACGACAACACATAAAATAAGAAGTAGTATAAAAACATTTTCTGCAACATTAACACACGCTGTGATAAATGATTTATCATTTATAGGAAGATATGTAAGTAGTTATTATGCACAAAATAGAATACAATTAGAAGATGATGAAGATGGAATAAATGATGAAGCATTTATATTATTAGAGGATGAAAACTTTGTTATTACAGAGTAATAGTATAAATAATCATAGGAAAAGAATATGGCATTTAATTACACACCAGGCACAGCTTGTAGAATCGGCGACATAGATTTAGTTCATTGTAGTACACCACACCGTATGCAAGGTTCACCTAATGTTTTTGCAGAAAGTTTGCCTTGGAGTTGTCAAGGACATTTAAATACACCACATCTATTACCTTGTATATTGGGTTGCTGTGGTCATTTAGCTCCGATTGCAAAAGGTTCTACCACTGTATTTGTTAATGGTTTAGGTGCTGGTAGAGTAGGTGATGGTATAGCTGGTTGCACACAAGTTTTTGCATCTGATAATAAAACTGTTTTTGCTGGTGCTGGTGGTGGTGCAGTAACTGGAAGTCAAGTTGACCCTCAACAGATAATTGATGATAGAATTCAAGCAGTATTTGAAGGGACGGCCGCATAATGTCATTAACTGGAAATTTATTATTTGATGCACAAATAAATAACGAGAGACGAAGTAACCGTATCTTTAAGGATTTGAGTTTAAACTTTAATCAGAATCCAGTTACTAAAGATATTACTAAAGTTACAGATATAGAGGCAATCAAAAGAAGTGTTAGAAATCTTATATCATTAAATCATTATGAAAAACCTTTTCACCCAGAGATAGGTTCTAATATCAGACAATCTTTATTTGAACCTTTAAACACATTAACTGCTGGAGTATTAACTCACAACATCACTAATGTTTTAGAAACACACGAACCAAGAATTTTATTACATAGAGTTGATTGCACACCAGACATAGACAGAAATGCTTATAATATTAGATTAGACTTTTTTATTATTAATGCAACAACTGAACTAATATCATTTGAGTTTATACTAGAGAGAATAAGATAATGGCAAATAAAGAAAGATTAAGAATTACAGAATTAGATTTTGATGGTATCAAAAGTAATTTAAAAACATTCCTAAAAAATCAAACAGAATTTACAGACTACGACTTTGAAGGTTCTGGTATGAATGTCTTATTAGATGTTCTTGCATACAACACGCACTATCAAGCTATGAACGCAAACCTTATGGGTAATGAGATGTTTCTTGATACTGCACAACTTCGTTCTTCAGTCGTATCACACGCAAAACTATTAGGTTATAAAGTAAGAAGTTCACGAGCACCTAAAGCAATAGTTAATGTAGAGGTTAGTGCAA